GGCGCGCGACTTTGACCTGGGCTTGTGCTGGCGTTGGCCTGGCCAGGACCAGCCCCTGCCCATCAAGCAGGGTGCCAAGGCGCAAGTCTGGATCGGGCAAGACCTGGTGCTGACAGGCTGGGTGTTTGCCACCCCCATCAACCACACCCCGGACCAGATCACACGCGGCGTCAGCGGCCGCAGCCTGACGGCCGATCTGGTCGACTGCAGCGCGGTCAACAAGCCGGGCCAGTGGCGCAAGCAAAGCGTGCAAAAGATCGTGCAGGCCCTTGCCAAGCCGTTTGGCCTGCCGGTGGTCAGCCAGGTGCCGGAGACGCAGGCGCTGGCTGACCACAGCATTGAGCCAGGGGAGACCGTGTTTGAGAGCATCGACCGGCTGCTGACCTTGAGCCGGCTGCTCAGCACCGACGATGCCCAGGGGCGTGTGGTGATCGTGGAGCCGGGCAGCGGCGGCCGCGCGCACGATGCCCTGGAGGTCGGGCGCAACGTGCTCAGCGGTGGCGCCTCCCTGGACTTCTCGCAAATCATGAGCGAGTACCGGGTGGTCGGCCAGAAAAGCGGCACCGATGAGAGCTGGGGCGAGGACACCAACGAAGTCACCGCCAGCGTGACAGACCCCCGTGCCACCCGCTACCGGCCGCTGCAGATCCAGCAGCAAGGCCAGGTCACCAGCCTGCTGGCCCGTGAGCGCGTCAACTGGGAGCGTGGCAGCCGCATGGGCAAGGCCCTGGCGGCCGGCTACACGGTGCAAGGCTGGCGGCAAAGCAATGGTGCGCTGTGGGTGCCCAACCTGATCGTGGCCGTGCGCGACCCCATCGTGGGTTTTGAGCGCGACATGCTGATCACCGAGGTGCGCTACAGCCTGGACGAAAACGGCACGACCGCCTCGCTCAGCGTGGCACCGCCCGAGGCGGTGCTGCCCGAGCCGCAAGACCCGCACAAGGCGCGCAAGCTCAAAAAGGGCGGCAAGGCCGACAACTTTGAATATCTGTTGCCAGCGGACTGGGACAAGAAGGGATAGGCGTAGCTATGCGCAATTTCATCAGCCGCTGCACCGTGGGCCTAGTCAATGCCGCCACCAAGCTGCAAAGCCTGCAGATCCGCATGATGGCCGGCGAGGTCAAGGATGAGGTCGAGCATCTGGAGCCCTACGGCTTCACCAGCCATCCGCTCCGTGGTGCCGAGGGGGTGGCGGTCTTTCCGGGTGGCGACCGCAGCCACGGCGTAGTGATCGTGATCGCTGACCGCAAGTACCGGCTGCAGGGCCTCAAGCCTGGAGAGGTGGCCTTGCACGACGACCAAGGCCAGTGCGTGCACCTGACGCGCACGGGGATCGTGGTCAAGGGAGCAGGCTTGCCGATCACCTTCACAGACGCTTTCAAGCTGCGCGTCGAATGCCCGATTGAGTGCACCCACGACATCACCGACATGGTGGATGCGGGCGGCACCAGCATGGCCGCCATGCGTCAGGTCCACAACGACCACGACCACCCAGATCCGCACGGTGGCAACACCGGCAAACCCAACCAGGAGATGTAGCCATGCAAGCCTTTGCACTGACTGCGCAAGACCAGCGCAGTTGGCTGGAGCGCGCCGTGGTCATCAGCCTGTTCACCTGGCGCCGGGCAGAGCCCAGCGACCCGGTCGACGACCAAGACCGGCAGGGCTGGTGGGCTGACGCCTTTCCGGCCGTGGCCAATGACCGGATCGGCAGCCGCCTGTGGTTGCTGCGCCGTCGCACCATCACCGCACAGACCCTGCGCGATGCCCAGCGCTACTGCGAGGAGGCCCTGCAGTGGCTGGTGGATGACGGCCATGTCCTGGCGGTCGTGGTCACCATCACCCGGCCCAGCCCCACGCAGCTGTCCGGCCTGATCGTGCTGGAGCGCCCCGAGGGCGATCCGCTTTCCCTGAGTTTTGACAACCTTTTACAGGTGCCAAATGCCATTTGAAACCCCCAGCCTGCCTGCCTTGATCGGCCGGGCCAGCACCGACCTGGAGGGCAGCGAGGCACTGCGGCGCACGGATGCCGCTGTGCTGGCCCGTGTGCATGGCGCAGCGCTTTATGGCCTGTACCAGTACCTGGACTGGATGCACCGCCAGCAGTTCACAGACACTGCCGACGAAGAGAACCTGCTGCGCCGTGGCCGCGAGCGCGGTGTGCTGCGCAAAGCCCCCACGCCTGCTGCCGGCCCGGTGCTGTTCACCGGCACCGCTGGTGCGGCTGTGCCCGCCGGCACCCGCCTGGAGGTGGGCGGCGTGCTGTTTGAGGTGACCGAGGGCGGATTCATCGCAGGCGGTGCCCCCATGCAAGTGCAGGCGGTGGACGCTGGCAGTGCAGGCAACCTGCCGGCCGGCACCCAGCTCAGCCTGGTCAGCCCGGTGCTGGGCGTCAACAGCGTGGCAACCGTGGGGCCAGATGGCGTGACCGGCGGCACCGAGCTGGAGGATCTGGAGGCGTACCGCGCCCGTGTGGCGGAGCGCTACCGTGTGCTGCCCCACGGTGGTAACGCCGATGACTATGAGCGCTGGGCCAAAGACCAGCCTGGCATTACCCGTGCCTGGTGCCGTCGCAACTGGCTGGGGCCGGGCACGGTGGGGGTGTTCGTGGTCAATGACGCGGCAGACCCCATCACCCCGGCTGCGCCGGTCTTGGCGGCCGTGCATGCGGCGATTGAGCCCTTGCGGCCGGTGCAGGCCGAGGTGCATGTCCTGGCTCCGGCGCTGGTGCCGGTGCCCTACAAGATCAGCGTGACCCCGGATACGCCGCGCGTGCGTGCCGCCGTTGAAGCCGCCCTGGCCGCCCTGCATGCGCGCAGCAGTGAGCTGGGCGGCACGCTGCTGCGCACCCACATAGGCGAGGCCATCAGCGGCGCGGCGGGGGAGGTCGACCACGACCTGCAGCTGCCAGCGGACGATGTGGTGCCTGAGCGGCACCAGCTGCTGGTGTATGGGGGTGTCACATGGGTGTAGCGCGAACCAGCGGTGACTATGCCCAGCAGCTGGCAGCGCTGCTGCCCCCAGGCCCGGCCTGGGACCGGGAGTTTCAGCCGCAGATCCACGCCCTGCTGCAGGCCCTGGCGCCGGAGCTGGCCCGGCTCGATGCGCGGGCGCTGCAACTGCTGAGCGAATCCTTTCTGGACACCTTCCACGAAACCCTGACCGACTGGGAGCGCGAGGTCGGGTTGCCCGATGAATGCCTGGGCACCAGCGGCACCGTGGGTGAGCGCAAGGCCATGGTGCGGTCCCGGTTGATCGACCTGGGCGGGCAGACCCCCGCGTTCTACGTGCAGCTGGCAGCGCGCGCCGGCTACCCGAATGCCTGGGTGCAGGAGCTGCGCACGCCGCGCTTTGGCAGCTCACGGTTTGGGCGGGCGCGGTTTGGCACCTGGGCGGCGCAGCACATGTGGATCTTGCATTCGGGCGGCCGCCTGCCAGGTGGCCTGCGGTTTGGTGTCGGGGTGTGGGGCGAGCGCTTTGGCGCCATGCCAGGCAACGCCCTGGTGTGTTTGATCCGGCGTGCGGCCCCTGCGCACACGCTGGAGTTTGTGAATTTTGAGTGAAGGGGGTAGAGGATGGATTTTCCAAATAGCCAGCCCGACGTCGGCCTTGTGGGTGGCGTCTTTGTCGATGAGAACCCAGCCACGGGGCAGCCGGGGTCGCGCATCCCGGCTGCATGGGGCAATGCAGTCACGCGTGAGCTGCTCAATGTGATCGAAGCAGCAGGCCTGGAGCCGGATGATGCGCAGACTGACCAGCTGCTGCAGGCCATCCGCACGCTGGTGCCAGAGCGCAGTGCCTTTGCGCGCGTCAGCGGCACGGCATTTGGTGTCTACGCCTTGGGCGATGGCGGCGCAGCCGCCACGGTCACCCTGCCATCGGTCGACGACCTGGTGGATGACACTGAGCTGCTGTTGTTTGCCAACCATGCCAACACTGCTGCTATTCAGGTCAAGGCTGCCATAGGGCAAGCGGTGCAGGGGCCTGCGGCTTTGATGGGTGCAAGCACGACGGCTTTTATGCTGCCTGCAGGCGGGGACTGGGTGCGCTTGCGTAGTGAGAAAGCACATGGACGATGGGTGGTTGCCGGGTGCTATCAGACGGCCCAGATGCTGGCATTGGGCGAGCGTTTGCAGCTGCTTGAAGATTCGCCTGCAATTGCGTGGGGCGCGGCGATGACTAAACGGAAATGGACGCCCGTAGACCGATTGGCGAATGTCAACTACACCAACGACACGCCATGCGACATCGAGATTCGGGTGCGGTCTAACACCGGAACGAACAATCTGAAATCCGTTTTTATCAGCGTCAGCGATGACGGCGGTGCAACATGGATCGTCATTCTGTGCGCAACCGACAACTCTACCGCCAATCCAGTGGCCACTGGTGGATTAACCGTGCCCCCGGGCTATCTCTACAAGTTCAATGAAGTTAATGGAGCGAACTGCTGGGAGTTGCGATATGTCGCCTAACATTTTTACTATCAAAGACGGGCAGTGCTTCGCTTATTTGGAGGGCCAAGAGGCCTTGTACGAAAAGCGCATTCAAGAGCAAGGGCACTTGCCACTGCCTGCTGCTGATGCTCTTGCGCTCCTTAATCCGCCGAAGTCTTTGCAAGAGCTGGCAGATACAGCGCTGGCAGCCGTGAATGCGGAGTACATCAAGCGCATGGGCGCGGTGGCCAGCCCTTACCCGTTGCATGAGCGTGAGAGCTGGCCCATCCAGCTTGCCGAGGCGCAGACTGTGCTGGCGTACCAAGGCGGCGAGCTGCCCGAAGGTGTCACATCGACCTGGATTGACCAGTGTGCCCATCAGCGCGGCATGACGCGCCTGGAACTGGCCCAGCGCATCGTGGCCAAGGACACGGCCTACCGCACGGTGTCGGGTTTCCTGAGTGGCGTGCGCCAGTGGCATGAGGACCGCATTGACCTGCTGCTGCAGGACGGCGAAGAGGGGCGCGATGCCCTGCAGGCCTATGACCACATGCAAGGCTGGGTCCAGCCAGAGCCGGCCTGATGCAAAACACAAAAACCACAACCCGCTTCGGCGGGTTTTTTTTCGACCGTTCGGGAGGGGTTATGGAACCAGCAAGCAGCGCGGCTGCAGGGGTAGGGGTGTGGAAGGCTGCGGCCTGGCTGATGGGCCTGGGTGCATTCGGGTTCGGCCTGGCGGCCATCGTCGTCATGTGCATGACGCCGCCGCGCTCGCCCAAGGAATTGGCCGTGGCACTGATCAGCACCCTGGTCAGCAGCTTGTCGTTGGGCAGCGGCCTGGTGATTTATTTCGAGCTGCACGCGCTGATGACAGCACCACTGCTTGCGCAGCAGGTGGCCGGCCTGTTCGCCCTGGGCG